GCTGGTTTCTGTCTCCAGAATGATCGTGGCTTTCTCCGATAAGACCATCCTCTTCTCCGGATCCCCCAGGGTTCCTTCTAAAAACAGACACTCATTCCTGAACATTGGTTGCCTCCATGAAATTTTTTCTGCTTTGCTCTAAGTCCGTACTATTCATAATTATTATTTGGTCATCTTCAAGTAAGTTGCTAACCTTACATTCTAAACCATGTACCCATATCTTGGCCAGCTTTTGATATGATTTCATTAAATCATCTGTCGGATATTGCGACAGGCTATATAACTCTATTTTTAGAAGTTCAAATGTTTTCTCATTCAAAACAAAACAATTAGGTTCCCCACCAGAACATTCAATTTCCATTTTTCCTTTTTCAATGCTTCTTATGATATTGTCCATTTAAATCCACCCTCTTAAATATCCCGCTACTCCGAATTCCTTGACAAGACGAATTATCAACCATCTTATTTTCCATAGATAATACATTTTCATATTACCATCTTGATAATTAAGTAATATTGCATAGGTGTAAAAAGTGCGTTCGCCCATTATTATCATCTCTGGACCATTATTCATTGATTGCCTCACTTTGTTGGGCTCCAACCTCCATTTTTCCACTGTCTATGTAATCTCTAATACCTTCACGCAATCTATCTGATAATGCTCGAAAATGCGGAGTGATCAATATCTCGGGCATCTGCATTATGATCTGGATCATCTGTTCGAATAATCGCTCCTCCTCCTTACTCCCGGTCTCGGCTCTATCCACCTGTTCGGCCAGTGATTCGAAAACTTTCAAAAGTTCTTGTTTTTGTGCGTCTGTGGCTATCTCTTTCTGCTGCATCGCAAGCCATTTTTTTATACGGTGTTTTTCCTCGACATTCGGCGCTGCGTCAATGAGGACTTCTTCGGGTATCAACGGCATCCCGGTCCTCTTCTGCCCAAGTGTATATAGAGTCATTAATTCCTGGAACCTCTCTTCTGGATCATCGGGAATCAAAGACCTTGCCGAAACGTCAATGTAAAATTTAAACATCCTACCCACAGACGGAATGAATTGATTATACGTCATCTCGCCCTGTTCATCTTCCTCTTTCTGCAAAATTATCTTATCTTCAGGAAACATATTGATATAAATCCAGGCCCACATCCGGTATACTTCTGTGCAAAACTCTACGACTTCATCCAGCTTCGGTCCGAACGTCCCCAATGCCGCGGCTCTCAATTCACGAATCTTTTTCCCTGAGTCCTGAGCATATTGATTAAATCCTCTCATGGCATCGCTTAAATGAGTCACCCGGTCGACGACCATCATCATCCATTCCAAAAACCATTTTGCGTCAAAACTCCCTCTCGGTGGCGTCAGCCAGCGCATCGAATTTGGAATCGCTTCTTCCCAAATATCTCCGGGCATAGCATAAAGAGGATGTGCGTCTACATCGTTTTTGGCGTCTATTCTTACAGTACTTTTAGTCTTGACAAGCGGTGCATTCCCTGTTTTTCGTATCATGTCACTCATATTAGATACGACCAGACAGATTTGAGCGATAATATTCTCAATCTGTTTGATCTCCGATACTCCCCAAAAATCATTGTACGGAAGATACCCGGCGATCCTCACAAAAGGTGGCTGTGGCTTTCCATGGGGAGCATAAGGACAATCGTATTCATCGACAATCCACTCCTGATGACCGTAAATGATGACGACACACTTATAGCCAGAAGGGAATCTCAATCGTGTCCGCGTCACAGGATTTTTTTCAACAACACCATTCTCTGTGTCTACGACGATATTTCCATCCGCATCACGTACAATCTCTTCATCCTCATAATCCTCGGTTTCCAGTTCATTCGCCGGCATATAGCAGTGAAGGATAAGGCACGAATCATCGGCAGCGGACTTCTCTCCTGACATTCTTTTTCTTAGCTTGTTTCCGAAATTGATCGGACCCTTGATTATCCCACCTGTGCCTTGAGTCTCATGGAGATTTTTCCCGAGTTCTTTCTGAGAATTTAAAGCACCTTTATCTATTTCTCCTAGACCATACTTTTCTTTGGCCTTATTCGCAGTCATGATCTTGGCATAGATAAACGGATCCTCTGTGTGCTCTTTGATACTGTGGATCCCGGGCGTCGGGAAGATATGATAAATCCCGCAAATCTCAGTATTTATCTTTTCGCCATCGAATTCGATATTCACAAAATCCGTTCCCATTATCCCCTTGGTCCGGTAAACACTTCTTATCACGTCCTGCAGATTATCTTGTCGCCAATTCTTGACCATCTCAGCCTGAAGCCCATGGGCAAATTTATTGGCACGTTCCTTGATCTCGGCCTCAAATTTTTCTCTGTCCATATCCTTCGGTGTCGGTAGATTCATGTATGTCTCATATTCAATCTCCGGATCCACTTCTGGCATGGGTACCCGCGCCGTGGCCACGCTGAGTCCGGTTTCGATCACGTCATTTGCAATGGGCACTTTCATTTTCGTCAGATGCTCCGGCCTATTCATCCCCGGTATGTTTCCCCAGGGTTCGTTTTCATACAGATTATTATAAAGTTCAGCTTTATCGAATATCTCACGTTCTTTGATATAATCCTTGCTCCGGTTCCAATAAGAGATGATCTTATCGTATAACTCGGAATCCTGGCGAACCCCCCTATATGGAATTACCTTCTCTTTAGACATATTCGCTTACCGGTCTTGACGTGACTTCTCTCAGCTTCTTCTCATAAAGTGTTTCTTTGGGTTTGGGCATCTGCCCTTCTTGGATGTACATCAAGGCGTACCGATCGGTGTCACAAGGATCGTCTCCGTCCTGTTTCAGCATATCCTCTGGTCGCAAATTTGAATAAATCTGATGCGGATAAGCATCCAAAGTAATCGGACAGGTATTAAAAATGAAAAACTTCGGCTGTCGGGTAAACTCCCTCTTACCATCCTGATTATAATCAGCTTCCCACTTCATCATACTTTTAAGATGGGTCCAGCCCGTTACCCTAGCCTTGTTAGCCTGGAACATCGCAAGATTGTATTTTGCCAATACGTTATTGATGGACATTGCTATGGATTTATCAGAAATTATTTCTTCTTTTTTAAGAGAAAAAGGGTTCATTTCCCACATTTGCGGATCACCTACACCGAATCTTAAACCCTTATCTTCTCTTGACATTTTACCGATTAATTTACCCACTTCCTCCGGTGGTGTCTCGATACCCGACATCTCCCGGTATTTGAAAACATTGCCGTTGAAGTCCATGGCATACCAACCAATATGAAAAGGATGTGGAGAATAGCCCCAATCCAAACCAAATATTTTACCCCATTCGTTTTCAATGGGTATCGGGTCAATCCCATGGATGTCCTTCCTGAAATCTTTGAAAAACTGTCCTATAAAGATATCCCAATCGCCATCCAAATAGGCGCGTCTTAAATCATCTGGAAGATCCTCGAGATTCTTCAGATACCATGGATTCGCTTTTATAAACCTGGGGTTATCGTAAACTTTGGCTTGGATAAATGCGTAATCATTCGGCTGCTCTTTGGGATCAAAATCCCGATCAATGTATAACCGCTTCACCCACCCATGGCCGATCCCACCCGGGTTTCCAGTTAAAAGGAACATAGGCGTGAACCCGGGATTTCTCGCTATCACTGCCGGATCCGACCGGAGAGAGGTCTTTAAAATCTTGAAAACTTCCTCTTCGTGCTGCGTGGCTTCGTCAAGACAGATATCATCATACTCGATGCCCTGGTAATTATAAACATCATTTGTAGCACTCAAATATCGAAATTCAGTAATACTCCCGTTCGGATAATGGATCGCCTTTTCCTGGGCCTTGTACCACTGTTTCGTGAATGGATATTCTTGGAAAAATTTTCTGATGTGATTTGCTAATAACTCGGGGTAGGTTCTGCGGACGATCACGCCTGATGTACCCGCATAGGTCATCCTACGGTAAGTCTGACTACCGCGGATCAGATATGATTTCCCGCCGCCTTTTGCACCGCCGTAGAATAAGTACTGTGAATCTCCGCTCTCGATCGCTCGATGTGCTTGTAGCTGTTTTG